CTATAATCTATCTGAAATATCGAATACCTATTTGAAAGTCAAATTCAAGTGCTTGGATTACATCGAGACCTTTAATACGTATTTTAAAGCAAGTGAATTAAACAAGACATAAAACCATGAATAAAGAACACATATTACGAAACCTAAAATATCTTCACGACAAGCATAAAACAGAAAATGCTGTTTTTAAAGTTCGAGCATACAAAAAAGCGATCAATGTTATTTCATCATACACCTCTGACATTACATTAGAAGACTTACCTACATTAGATATTGGCTCACGGATTCTCGAGAAAGTAAAAACCATAATCACGACAGGGGAAGATTTATCACAATTTGAGGAAACAAATATAACCAACAAACAATCTTCCATTTCAATGCTTCAAACAGTTCACAACATCGGAAACAAAAAGGCATGTGAACTCGTGGAAAAACACAATATTACATCTATTGAGGAACTACGTACAAAACAAGAATTGTTGAATGTGAAACAAATTGCGGGCCTCAAATATCACGATGAAATACAACAACGCATTCCCCGTGAGGAAATAGACATACATCGTGAGTTCTTAATGGCGACACTCGCAAATGATAATATATTAACTTTGACTATCACAGGAAGTTATCGCAGAAATGAGGCAAGTAGTGGTGATATTGATGTATTGGTGTGTATAAAATCACACGATAAAAATGTTTTGAAGAAACTGATAAATCAATTAGGTGATTATGTTCCAAAAACTGATGGCATATTCGCTTTGGGTGAGAAGAAATTCATGGGAATGTGTAAACTTCCCGAATGTAGCACTCATCGACGCATAGACATTATGTTAACAACGATAGATTACTATCCTTTTGCATTGTTATATTTCTCAGGTAATAGTGATTTCAATGTCGAAATGAGAGAATATGCGATTAAAAAGGGATATTTGCTCAATGAGTATGGTTTATTTAACATACCTGAAAAAATGAGGAAAAGTGCTAAATCTTCAAAAATCAAAGATGTCACTTCTTTGGAAAAACAATATATAAACTTCGATAATTCTTTAAACAATGAATATTTAGAAGCATGTATTTTCAAAACACTCGAATTACAATATATCGAACCGCCTAACAGACAAAGTGGAAATGTACTGCCATTGTGAACCTAAATAAATGAACATGAAGCACACGAGTTTGATGTAATCCCTGTCAATGTATTAAACTCCTCTCGTTGAAGGTCGATGTCGTCATTACCATCGGCATCAGAGTTATCATCATCATCATCTGTGTCAGCATCATTTGCAAAGTCGTTTTCATTATCAAATTCAGTGATATTGGACCACTCGTTTAATAACGAGGGTGTTCCTATCACTCCTCTCGATAGATCTTTATCGTGCTTCGTTGTCTCATTAGATTTTATTTTTGATATCTTCTTAGATTGAGTGTTTTTCTTGCTTGCACCTGCTTGTTGTGTTTTTTTCTTTGTGTCTTTCTTTGCATCATGTTCTACTTTGTCATTTTTCTTTTCATTCTTTACAGGAGGAACTTCACTATCATCGTCAACATCATCATCTTCATTGACCACTTGTGGTACATCGGCTTGTTCATAATCATACAATGTGTCCAGTTCAAATTGTTCAAGAAGCACATTAATTGAACTTGCTCGAGACGATACTTCGTCTTGGAGTTGCAAAAGTTTGTTTTTGATAGCATCCAATACCACTTTTGTCTTATCGGATGCATACAAAGTCGGTTCTTTTTTTGTTAAGAAACTTGGCATTTTCTTTACAGTGCTCGTGTCATCGTCGTCGTCTACAAATGTCTCACTATTGTTTTGCTTCAATAGATTATCCTTCACTTTACTAAATCCATAAAGTGCGCATACAATAATAAATGCATAAATGGTTACTTTTAGCACAAAAAAAAGCATGATAAAGTATTTATTTAATTTAAAGATTATATAATTTGATAAACATTATTTAACTTCCAGTTTCCGATGAGTCGTCCCAATTCCATAAAGATGACGCAAATGACCCTCCTTGCTTTGTAGAATTTTCTTCGTAATCATCACCATATACCAAAAACACAATCAATACGATCGCAATCAGGAATATTAAGACACCCAATGCTATTAGTCCGTTCATGTGCGCATTCATGATAACTTACTTTTTAATTTATAGTAATACTTTTTTTTCAATATATGTGCGTTCAATATAAAAAGACCACATGTCGCATTGTGCTGCGATTTCTATGATTTCCAAATATTACGACACAATTATTCAATTAATGACGAAAGAGATATCCAATCATTATAATTTACAATATAATTCAACCAAATGTCTGAATACTTGTGTCATTCTGATATATATTCTATTTGGTGCAAAACAAATGATGCTTTCAAAATCATGTAACACTCATGAAGTACGTGCCAGAAAGTCAAAAACGTTGATGTTTCAATCGGACACAATTAGTAATTTAGAGAAGTCGTTAGTGCGTCGAAATAGAAACGGTAGTGTGTTTTATTACGTAATGTTAACAGATGCACACTTGCCTTTGAACGATACAAATATATATTTCCCAGGACACACATTTATTATCGAAAAGACCGTTTCAAGACAGTACTTCATTTATCAATCATATATCAACAACTATAATTTACACTCATACATGCAAAAACAATCATGCAAACCAATTGACCTTTCGAAAATGAAACAAATTATTGCGAACCTGAAGACATTGTGTAATGGTTCATATGTATGGAATGATGATATGATAAAATTCTGGAAAGATTTTACGAATGTGGATACACGACAGTTTCGTGGTGCAAGATTGCAAGGTATACACTTTTGTTTCAAACGATACTCTTCAAACACTTTGCATACAAACTTAGAAAGGTTCACCTCTTATTTCATTAAACGTTTAGATGTGCTTATAAAAAAACAAGCCTACGATTATTACAAAGATGTTTCCAACTCAATTAAGTCTCTCAGCATCTTTACATTGAAAAATAATGTATCGAAACTTAGAAATGGACTTATAACATTGGATAGTAAATAAATGAATGCCGTACGGCTACTAACATAACATGTTTACCAGAATAAAAAACAGTATGAACGATATTGTCATGTCATATGTTCCAAAATTCAAACGAAGAATGGACAAAATAAGAGACATAGATGAAGATATGCAAGCGTATGTGCAAGACTATTATAAGAAACATCATAAAAGGATTTATCCGAATCGTGATTTGAACGATAATAAATTGTTGAAATGTCCAACGTGTCGTAAACCAATTAATTTAAATAGACAACTGAAAACAATTTATGTCCAAACAGAATGTATATGTTGTCTAGAACCCGTATCGAAAACGATAATGTTATCTTGTTCTCATGCAAATATATGTATTAAATGTTTTAAACGTATTCGAAATGAACATGTAAAAATATACCATCCTTACTTTATTTTTGAAGACGGAACACCTGTTGCTTTTTGTCGAAAACAATATGAGTTGTATGTAAGGAAACAAAAATTGATGTTAAACTGGCAATAAATATATTAAAATTATTTTAATATAACAAATGGAAACTCTAACTAAAGACGAACCCTTTGTTATTTTATTGGACCTTGATCAGACTATTCAAGGCGATATTGGTCCACAATTGCAAGAATACCAGCTCATTAAATTTTTGAATGATGAGGTCGGTAAAAAAGGCAAAAAACTGGCACAAAACAGACAAGATGTGATCGATGATATGCAGGATGGTTTGTTACGACCACATTTCAAGAGATTTATTGTAAGAATGAAGAAACGCTTTCCGACTTGCGAGTTTTTCATATATACCGCATCACAAGACACATGGGGGAAGTATATCGCATCTATAATTCAAGACACCATTGAGTATAATTTTAACAAACGGGTTTTTACCCGAAGTGATTGCGTATACGACAACACAAAGAAAGTTTACATGAAATCTATAGATAAAGTTACTCCGTATATATATTCTGCACTAAAGAAAAAATATAACTTATCAGGAAATAAGAACACGTTTCGGTTTAAAAATATCATTCTAATTGACAACTCAAATGTATTGTACCCAAATGAATTGAGACATCTCGTAAAATGCGACGACTATAAAGGTAAAGTGTATATCGATTGTCTTCGGAATCTACCCAAAATGATCGTAAGAAAGCATTTTAAACAGATTGGTGAATATCTATCGCAAACAAGCGTTACTACTGAAATCGAACTATATCAACAATATTATACCGAGTTGCATGTTCTTAATCAACATCAAAAAGAATTAAACAAAAATATTAATTTGAAAGATAAATTTTGGAAAATTGTGTTAAAGAATTTAAAGCACAGGTTCTCATATTAAACATACGTGTCTACCAGTGAAATTCAATGGCGACAACAGTACTTTCATTTGACATTGGAGTAAAGAATTTAGCTTATTGTTATTTCCAATATACGACATCGACCACTGAATTTGACCTGAACGAAATAGAACTCGACATATTTGACTGGAATGTAATTGATTTGGACACTTTATTGGATGCTTCGATTAAAAAACCCGCATTGAATGATAGATGTGACGTGTTGATGAAGGTTTTGAATGCTACATTTTCCTTAGTGGATATTGATTTTGTGTTGATTGAAAACCAACCTGTATTGAAAAACCCAGTGATGAAGTCTATTCAAATGATGGTATACACATATTTCAAAAACTTACAGATAAATGAAAACAAAATGATCACTGATGTACAAATGGTAAACGCGTCAAATAAGGTTCGGTATGCGACAAATGTGTTATCAAAACACTTTCAAACGAGTGGTTCAGAAGCAAATGAAAAAAAAACATATAAAATGAATAAACTCATAGCCGTGTCTTGTACGAAAGAATTATTAAGCTATAAAGGTTTGAGTAATGCATTGACTTTTTTCAATGGATTCAAAAAAAAAGATGATTTAGCGGATACATTATTACAAGGGTTATATTTTTGTCACAAACATGTGCACATATGATGATTAGTTTGTACCAGTCGACCCAAATCCACCGTCACCACGGTCAGTGTCTCCCAGTGAATCGACTTCGACGACATTTGGGGTTTCGATTTTCTTTATTATCAATTGAGCTATCCTATCACCTACTTTCACTTCAAGTGGTGTATCGTCGCTCATGTTAAAGAGCAGTACTTTCACTTCTCCTGTGTAATCACGATCGATGACACCAGCACCAACCAATACGCCTTTACAACTTAGTCCACTTCTCGGTGCGAGTTGACCATAAGTACCTGGGGGTACTGTAAACCCGATACCAGTTGATACAAGCTTCCAAGTGTTAGGTTCGATTACTATATCAATACACGAACTTATATCGTAGCCAGCTGCTCCTGAACTCTTTCTTTCAGGAAGGATAGCATTGGAGTTGAATTTCTTGACGTAAAGACCCATGGTTATATCTCTTTGGATGGAAGTAAGTGTATTATTTATAAATCAATTTTCTGTCAGGAATGTGTTAAAAAAATATAATTACAAATATATCTTACAAAGTATATACAGTTTATGAAACTAACATAAGAGTGCTCTACCGAATTGTTTACAGTGAACTTGTTATTTCATGTGACAACGAGTCATAATCTAACTTGAAGGTTCGGTCGTCTTTCTTTTTTGCGCTACAAGTTATTATCTTTCTGCTTTCACTTTCTTGAAAGCGATCACTCAATGGATAGTCTGTCGAAGTCGTCAAAAGTAAATATTTCTTCGGTGGTGTGTCCAAACTCCAATTGTCTTGAGTCCATCGTTCACGACACGTTGTCTTGCACGATAACACAATAAATGCTCCGATATTGGTTCCAACTTCAATCTGATTATGATGACTACTTACTACAAAGTCTACTATGTGGTGACATTTCTTTTTCCGTGTTCCTCCAAATCCTACAATAGTCCCTTCCTTATCGATTGTGACTTGAGATTTGTAGGGTATTTCGGAATCGGTAAGGAAGTTTGCTATTTCTAATTCCAGTGTAGCACCATTTTTTTGAACATTACCTTGATGGATTGAAATGCTCTGTTCGTATATTGAATATAAAACATCTTCGTCTATGTTCGGAAATTGTACTTGTAGGATTTTGTTTATGTGTTTACGTTTCTCGTTTTTGACATCACTTAATTTGTCGATGATGTAGCTATTGCCGAATTCGCGAATTGTTTCCAGATTGCATTGGGAAAAGTTCTTTAAAATGTCCGAGATGTCCATTTTCAGGTTGTAGGATATTATTTTTCTTGGTGGTGTTAATGTTAATGAATGTAAAAACAATATTTCAATTTTTTTTTCATGCGTTTTGGAATTGACTTAAAGTTTCTTTTTAATTGATAATGAAATAGAATTGTTAGACAATGAATTCGCGATTCAATGTTTTCAACGAACCTTCTAATGATAGAGTCATCACGAACAATGGTATGTTTGGAAACCAATCAGCCACCGATCCTATGAATGGGTTGGAAAGTCAAAACAAACCCTACATTCAACCGAAGTTAGATCCTTCCGATTTAGGTGTTGAGTTGCTAATGAATGCATCTTCACGTGTGCAAAGTAGTTCTGAGAGATCGTTTCCTCTAAACAATAATCAAAATGACGATGGGAAAAGTAATTTGTTTTCATCAGACGATGATGACGAGGTGGATATTGAAGACGAAGATGATGTGGATGTAGAGACTGAGGAAGATGTAAATGAACCTATGGAAAATGGTAGACCATCTATTAACACTTACAGACAAGACCCTCAACCTCAATTTTATCAGCAACCTTCACCTACATATCGTTCTCAAGAAGACATTGATAATGAAAAGAAGGAGTTGTTGTATCAATTCGAACGCTTGGAAAAGAAGGGTATTCGTATGCCACGAAAATTTACGTTAGCGAATTCTTTGAGTGAAATGCAAATGGAGATGGAACGTTTGAAACGAGACCGAAACGTGGATGCAAGTATTCAATTTCAACGAAAAATGTTGATGGCTTGTGTGACGGGTGTGGAATTCTTAAATACAAAATTTGATCCATTTGATGTTAAACTGGATGGTTGGTCTGAAAATGTGCACGAAAGTGTGAATGATTATGACGAAATCTTTGAAGAGTTGCATGATAAGTATCAGTCTAAATCAAAAATGGCTCCCGAGTTGAAATTAATGTTCACTTTGGGTGGAAGTGCATTCATGTTCCATTTGACCAAAACAATGTTTAAAACATCTCTTCCTGGTGTAGATGAAGTGTTTCGTCAGAACCCTGATTTGATGAAACAATTTGCAGGTGCAACTGCCAACACCATGTCCCGAAATGATAATACAGGCATGTCGGGATTATTTTCAGGATTGTTCGGAGGAGGCGGGAATAGAAATCAAGAACCTTCACAAGCACCTGTGCACATGCAAAGGTCACCACAACCATCTAATAATGGAATGAACACTCAAATGAAAGGACCGAGTAATATCGACAAAATAATGGAAGACATGAATGGTATGTCATTTGAGAACAACAACAATGATCGGTTAGAAACCATGAGTACCGCAACCCAATCTGAAATATCAGAGTTTAACGAAAGCATGTTGGATGGTGGTCGTAAAAACTCTAAACGTAGTACTTCAGGTAAAAGTGTTCGAACGATGAACATTTGAGATGTAATAAAATATATATTATATGTATAAACTTTGATACACAGTTG